TGATTCCACGATGAACTTCGTTTGTTTGGTCAATATCAATACTAGCTTGTCGATTCTTTGTATCTTGGAATCGAGCATCTCGAGTTACAAATGATAGATCTCTAGTAGGATCTGCATATCTTTGAGAGAACTCTTGGAATGAAAATGATCTATGACGAAGAATCTGTCGCGCAATATCCCTGGTGGTATCAATTTCCATACAAACAGATACCATTTCTAATGGACTCCAATGTTTGTGCTTAATTAAATACTCTACTAGCTTTTGAGACGTCGCTTCATTGTTTTGATTACTAGGATTAGATACCCTAGCGCAATAAGCAACCATCTGCAAAAGATCATTTGAAAATTCGCTTTGTGCAGGTGGTTGACTATACGACATAAGTTTCACATTAAACATCTACTATTAATCCTTTTTTTCAAGCCAAAGTTGAACTTCACAAGCAATAAGTGTTACACTTACTACCAACTGTACTGGATCAAATAGAACAAAACCAGTAACAAGACCTACAAGGCCGATTGTAATACCAGTGCCGATAGCACCACGTGTTTTCATAAATTTACTTAACATATTGTTTCTCCTTATACTTTAAAGTTTGCGAATGAGTCTTTGTTGTTGTCATTATTACCCCAAGTCGCAATTGGTTTATCAGGGATAGTCATATCAGACATAATGTCAGATTGAGCTGATTCTTCAACATCATATAACTTCATTCTAGCTCGATCAATACCAATTACGAACCTTTTGTATTTACTTACATCATTATAACGATTTTTTAACTGCTTAACCATAACCTGATTTAGTTCATCTAATTCTTCAGTAGCAATCAAAGCAAACATTAAATCGGCCGTAGCTGGTAAACCAAACGATTCAGAAGTATCTTCCAATCCAACATCAGTGTTACCAAAACCAGATCGTGTAGTTTGAGTTGCTGTCATAATTGGAACATTAAACTCAATAGCTAAACCACGTAGTTCTTCAGCAATAGCTTTAATGTATGTATAACTATTGATACTTCCACCCATTGCTTTCATACGAGAAGATGAACAAATATTGAGATAATCAATATAGATCATATCAGGAATAAACTTCTTTTTCATCTTCATTTCATTTAACAATGCTCTAAAGTGGCCCGAATGTGCGCTACCTGTAGGATACTGTTTAATGATTAGTTTACCAATAGTACCAGTTGCAATCTTTTGAATCTTTTTAGAGAACACATCTTTAGATAATGTTTCAAGCTGTTGAATTGGTAGATCCATAAGATTAGCATCAATACGTTCAGCAATCTTTTCTTCAGCCATTTCCATTGTAATGTATAATACGTTTTTGCCTTGTTGTAAAACAGCAGCAGCGTTATGACACATGAACAATGATTTACCTACACCAGTACCAGCAAGACAAACGTTTAGCGTTTTGTTTGGAATACCACCTTTAGTGATCTTATTAAAGTAATCAAGATCAAATGGTATCTTTTCTTCAACACTATTATAGAATTCAAAACGACCATCAGCATCATCGATATAATCATGACCAATTTGTTGATCAAATGAAACACCAAGGGCTGTTGATAGAATATCAGGAATAGCACCTTCGCTTCTTTCTGTATCTTTGCCATCAATGATTTGAATAGAATCCATAATCGCAAGATAAACCGCTCGATCTTTACACCACTTTTCTGTTTCAACAATAAGATATTCAGTATCTAAATCAGTCTTAGTGCCAATTTCTTTAATGAGATTAGCAGCCTCATTTAGCATTTGGTCTGGAGCAGATACTTTTTGTAACTCAATATCTAATACTCTACCGGTTGGTAGTTTATTGTTAACTGCGACAAAACCTACAATCAGATCGAATACTATCTTGTAACAACCGTCAAAGTATTCTTTCTGAATGTATGGTATTACCCTACGACAGTATTCTTCATTATTTAGTAGATGGCTCAGTACGTGTGTTGGGATCTCGTTTTGCAATTTCTGTCGTTCCTTCTTCAATAATATGAGTTAATAGTTCGCCAATATAGTCATTGAATTTCTGATCTTTACATAGATCATCATGATCAAAGTCTCCAGGATCAGAAATATTATATGTAAATGACAAAGTTGCCATTCCTAACTGTGTATCTTCCTTGATAGACACAGTACCATATATAAATCTAACACCTTCAAATGGAGACTTATCAGTTAGATGCAATGCATAAAAATCAGAATCCGGATGTTCTACCGTAATGTAATGATTATCCATCTATTATACCACACTTTGGTTGTTTTGTAAAGGACTATTTGGTGCTTCAGGATCAAAATCAATTAAAGATTTATGACCAATCTGATATTGCTTAATCAAGAAGTCTTTAAACTTTTGAGTTTTCAGAATAGGTTCCCAGAATTCATCTTCTTTAGTAGCCTTTTCGCGAACCTTAGGTTCAACCATTTCACCAGTATCTTGATCTACACGACAGTACCAACCATTATTAGGCTTAACAACAAAACCACCAGCAAGAGCGATTTCAAGTAGACCTGAATTACGTTCGACACCACCATCCCAAGAGACTGAGACTGGGATTTTAGATTTTTCTTTAACCATTCGTGACTTTTCAACATTGATTATGAAATCATAACCAGTAACTTCCATACCTTGCTTGTTTTGTCTACGACCTAGAATCCAGATATTATCAGCTGAATAGTAAATACCAGTACCACCGGAAACTACAGCTTTAGGGAATAGACCCATTTCTTGATACGTATGATTAATGGCCAATAGAGGTACATCTTTCATAGTCAAGTAAGGTGTTACCATACGGAATAAACCCTTAATAGCTTTAGCTCGAGACATATCAGCAACTGATTTCTCGTTCAAAGCATCTTCTAGTTCTTTCTTAGAAGCAAGGTTACCAATAGAATCAATAACAATAATCACTTTATCTTTACGATCAATGTTATCTAATTGACCAACAAGATCAAACTTAAGCTGTTCAACATCGGTAATTGGTGTATGAAGTACACGACTAGTATCGATACCAAAAGCTTCAAAGTATGACTGAGGTGAACCAAACTCTGAATCGTAAAACAACATTACAGCATCTTTATTTTCTTTAAGATACGCACCAGCCATAAGTAAAGCAAATGACGTTTTAAAGTGTTTTGATGGACCTGCTAGTACAGTAAGACCTGATGTTAAACCACCATCTGGATCTCCGGATAAGGCAACATTGATCATTGGTACTTCAGTTTTAGTCATGGACTTGTCACCAAAGAAGATACTTTCAGATAATATATCTGTAGTTTTAATCTTTGAATTCTTTCTTAGTTTATCCATTACACTCATCGTACTTTTCTCCTACCATATTGAGTTTGTTCACTTGCTGAATCTCGTTTATGACGAGCAATTGCTTCGGCTTTCTTGCGCTTACGTTTCCATGTAGGCTTTTCATAATACTCTTTTTTACGAAGATCTTGTAGAATACCTGCAGCTTCTACAGCTTTCTTAAATTTTCGTAGTGCGACATCAAATGGCATGTCTTGTGGTGGCCGTGTGTTATTTTTACCTTTACGGTATTTTTGTGGCTCGGCTGTTAATTTTATACTTGGCATATTTACTCTTCTCTTATTTAATTGATACGTATATTATAACATAAATTCAGTCAATTGTAAACTGTTTTTTTCACATTTATAATTTCTTTTCTTATTATCTTGTACCATGAACTTAGTATCAACAAAATCTAACTTGCCTTCTAAGTATTTTTTAACCATGGCTGCCGGATGCTCAGCTGTAGTTACTGGTACGTTTTGACACATATGATTAAGTGATCTTTTGGCATTGACCATCTGATAATCAGTTGGTAGTTTCATCAACGACATAGCTTCTCGTACTGTTAAGAATCTATCTTCATCTGGATGCGCTATACTTGTTGGCATATGACCTACGAATGCTCCAATCTTATCCTTAGGAATTTCAACACCTTTACGCATAATGTTACCACCGGCTTTGAGCTTATGATACGCTCTATCGCATTTACGAGCAACATTATCAAATCCATGTTCTCGCATCCACTCAGCAACCTTGTTATAGGTTGTGTGTTCTTCAATATAATCTTGCACATTTATTGTCTTAGTAATCTTAGCAGCAAACTCTTGATGAGTAATCCCACCCTCGATACTGTCTAAGATAAATTTGTAATATGGATCATCAGATGGCTTTTTATCATTACACAAAATTTGAGACATTGGATCATTTTTATCGTTTACTACAGCTCTAATATCATCAGCAATCATTGTTGGTTGAATATTGATATATTCAAACAATGGCACTGTATCGCCTTTCCAGAAGAAGTAGAACGTACGATCTCTTACTTGACTTAGACCATGTAATAATGATTTGGTTTTAAAGATACTAAATGTATAACCATTAGCTTCAGCTAGTTTACGTAATCTTTTTACTACAGGCTCTCCCATCTTAGAAGCAAGTCTTGGAGCGTTTTCTCCCCAAAAAACTTTTGGAGACATTTCACTTAGAACGTATTCGGCTGATTTTACCATCCAATCATTTGCTGGATTGTTACTTGAAGCAGATGGGCTGAGTGAACTTAGACCAGCACATGGACATATAGTATTAACTACATCTACGTTAGACGGGTGTTTGACTCCCTCTGAGAGGTTTAAGTAAGGTATCTCATTGTTATAGTAGTTTCTTAAATGTTCTTCATTAGCTTGAAAGCCGTCAAAAGTAAGAAAGTATTCTGGTCTTGTTTTAAAGATATTCTCCATTGCGATGGTTTCTCCACCAATCAATGGAACGATGCTTGCCCAGGTTGTCATATTAGAAAAATTCCTCAAGTGTATTATTATTTATAGTTTCGATTCCATTCCAATATGGATAGAACTCTCTAGAAAGATGTATTGACTTTGGCTTTTCCATATACTTAAAGTCAAGTTCTCCTGCTTTATTTAGTAACTTATCAGTCCATCTTATGATTCCATACTGTTTTTCAATATAGTCATTAAACTCATTACGAATATCAGTACGTTGTTGCCATGAACCCCAGAATGGTTGACCTTTATAGTAACCAGACTGCGGAAGCTTTCGTGATTCATGTTCAATAGGTAATAACTCGTATATTTTAGCATCGTATTTACTAGCTTCAGTTATATATCTATCAGCCAATTCTTCTACACTTGCTTCTAATCTAATTAAGTGGTGACGAACATCGATATTACCAAAATAACAATGTAGTTCATCATACTCATCAGGAATAAACGATTTAAATCCATCGTTTAAAGCGCCATTAAGAGTTTTAAATGGAATACTATTAACTGTCCATCCTGGTCTATACATACATATCGCATGACTATCACCAATAATAACATTACGAGTCTGATTAGGAACATCAATTCTGATTGCTGTATTAAACATTCTTTCGAGATTAACAAGATCAACGTTATACCATTCTGGCTGAACATCGCGTTTAGCGGCAGCCAATTTGTTTTTAATCATTTCGTGATATGGTGGAAAGTCCATACCTATAGAATAGACTTGGCCTTTGAATTTAGAAAAGTTAACAGTGTTAGCAACATATGGAAAACCATAAACGCCACCAAACATATTAAGACCACCGCTATAGTCACTACCGTGGTAAACCCATAGATTATCGTAATCATTATGCTCAGTAATTTCTCCGCCATAGTTAACGGTACAGTTTCCATATTTTTCCTTAATCATATCGCCATATATAACGCCTTGAGCTCCTCTATGAGAAGCATGCCTTTTTGCGATAGGTATAAATGGACAGTTAATTATATTTTTCATTTAAAAGAATGCACTTAAATTATTTTGTGGTGCTTTAGCTCTTGCTACTTGGCGTCTTCCACATGCCTTTTCATCATCTCTTATTTGTAGATATACACCATACTGACAACATAGAACCTCAGTACCATAATACTTTAATCCATTCTGTTGCTCATTAAAAAGATAAGAGCCATTGTCTAATTCTATATTGTAGCCCGATTCATGAAAGATAACATCCTTAGTTAAACCAATTTCAGCAGCGTTTTCTCTTATAAAGTAAATTGCTTCAGCTAGATATTTATTAGGAACATCTGGCCATAGTAATTTTATCGTATAAACTGCTCCTGGTCCTGGGGCTACGAATCTTTGGTCATGATGGTATTTCATTTGAGGCAAAACCGACGTAGAAGTAGCGCAATGGAAACCATAGTATTCGCCAACTCCTGGTAAAGTTTTCAACAAAGTAAACACTTCAAAAAGATCTTTAGCCGCTAGCATACCTTCAATGATTTTGCTGTCTCTAAAAGAAGCAACCCATTCGCTTACATCAACTGGATGAAACTTACGATCAGGTTCATTGTACTTTTTACGACAATAGTTTCTACCAGATGTTTGAATAGACGTATGTAACTCAGTCGTTCCCCAGATAGGTTGTTTATTTCTTATAGCTTTATCAACGTTATTACGTAGAGACTTAATATAATCAGCATCGCCATCAGCAATACGATCAAAATCAACAAAGGTTCCTTCCTTGCCTGATACTACCCAGTGAACGCCACGAGCTCCATAGAAGTGAGATATGATAGTGTTACCCACAATATTAGTATCGCTCATTCTAGATGTTGCAATTTCAGTACCAATAAATCTCATACGATCATCTAATGTAATTGTTGGATGAAAGTACTCTACGTTTTCCCCTAAGCCATGATCAATTACACCATGACGATTTAAATTTTCGTATTGATCATTAGTAAAACCTTGTTTGATAGCAGCACGATCGTTAATCTTTTTTAAGAAATGATTAAAGTCGAGCATAAGGTCTTTATCAAATGACCACCAATCATAATTGTAAGAACTAGTAGCCAATTAAGCCCTCTCGCACTAAATGAATTACGTTTAAGTCTGGATGAACCTTTTTGATTTCTTCAATTTGAATAGGGTCATCCTCAAAGTGTAGTCCAATCTTAAATGATTCTTTAAGCTTTGTGATACATTTAGCTTTATGAATACCTGAAGCTTTTCGACTATATGCGTCATCGCTTCGTTTTAGTGGATTAAACATAACGTGGTTATGAATTTGCCTAGATTTTAGCATACTAATTGTTTCTAGTTCTTGTTGGTAAGAACGACCAGTGATGATGACATCAGCCCGACCAGGACGCACACCAGTTACGTCCTCGCCAAAATAGATTACACCATCAATATCAAAGGTATTAATTAACTGCTTAGGCATAGTCATTTTCACCTGATTGGAATGTATAAGTTAGGTTTTCGACTTTAGGATTATTTTCTTTAAGTTGTGGACGAGTAATATCAGTTAGAACTCTACGAGCTAATGCGTCACATTCAAACTTAGAATCAGCAGTTTTAAGTTGCTGTGGTGGAGTCTTTTGTGACCATGCTGATGGACCACGTAAGTAACCAACAATACCCATTTCAGAAGCAACCTTAACGAATCGAATAGCATCGTAAACGATACCAGCACTATTTGGAGAATCTTGAACAGATAATCTAGCAGTCAATTCATAACGAGCTCCAGCCCAACCCCAAAACACCATGTCAATATTAGCAATCTTGTTATCTGATCCGATGTACTCATCGCCTGGTTTTTGGAAAACTGTAAGTGATGGACCAGCATACATTGTAAGACCAGCAATATCCTTACCACGTACTGCGGCTTGGCCATTTAGTACATTTTCTTTAGAGATATGTTTGTTCTTCAAACGATCTTTAGTTGCCATGTTTAGGAAGTCTGTATTAGCAGTACGACCTGTACGACGCATATCACCTTGAGTTGTGCCACAAGCTTTATTTTCTTGAATATGCTGAGTTACCAATAAACCAGAATCCATAATAGATCCTTGAAGGACTTCAGACAAACGAGACGCACCATAATCAGAACGCATATCAGAACCAACAATTGTTACACCATGTTCGATAGCAAGCTGTTCTAATTCCATAGCATCTTTAGTAGAAATATAAGTTGGCATACAGTTAACAACATGAACACCGGATCTAATAGCATTTTCAATGTGCCATCTGGCAGCTTCTTCTGAACCTACTGGCATATAGTTAAGTAGGACATCAACATTACGAGCTTTAAGAATATCACGGTATTCAGAAGCAGTAATTGGAGTTGTTTCTGTATCTTCCAAAAACGTAATAGCTTTATCTAGATCATGCATGTGAGGCGCGATACCATCCAACGTAGGCGAACGATATACAATCGACTCATTAGCAATACAGCTCATGTCATGACCTGGAGGAAATACTTCCATGTTACAATTTGGTTCTGCGTAAATTGCTTTATTTAGCCGTTGACCAACTTTACGAGAATCAACGTCAAAGCCAACCACGAAGTTAAAATTCGGAGCTGAATAACCACCAATGTCTTGAAACATTAGGCCAATTGTATCTTCTGGATTTTCGTTATAGTATTGAACACCTTGAACCAGTGCAGATGAACAGTTGCCAACACCGGCAATTGCGATATTAATTTTAGACATTTATGTTTCCCTTTATTTCAGTTTTTTAATGTGAGGTTGACTGGGTTTTAATCAGAGTAGCTCACCGTTTGTTTAAGTAGTTATAAGGTATATTATATCACACTTTTGATCAAATGTAAAGGGAAGATGTAATATTATTCAATAAAAATATCAATCCAATACCATTAAGTAATATAAGAGCTCTATCCTGCCAGAGAATAGACACCCATAACCATAACATAATTCCAATAGCAGACAAAGATAGATCTACAAATTGTAGACCATCAACGCCTCTAATAGACATAGCGGCTAGAACAAAGACTGAAGCTACCCACTTTACGTACCAATCTAACGTTTTCTTATTTTTCACTGGTTTCATAATCAACTACCTTTTTACATTGTTCAAAACTTCTCATACTATATCTCACGCCATATAGATCATCAGTGTTTTTTACTGAAACTGCTAACCATATCAATAATAAAGTTCTTAATAATAATATACCATTCTTTCTACTCACTATCTCTCCTGGGCACCATTCATTCAATTATTTTGCTTGAGGAATGAAACTCAAGGGCCGAGTGCACCACCTATTGATTGAGGCAATAGGACCTACTGTGGAGTATACCACTCTAAAAGTTTGCGATGTGCTGCAAGTTGTTCAGTGTAAACTTTAAGATCTTCAGGATGAGCAGATTCAGGGTTCTGCATATAACCTTCTAGATCTTCTATAGCAATGTTTAATCTTGCTAAAAATAAGTCATCAACAAAATCTTGATACATATCAATTTTTATAAATTGTTTACCATTTTCATCTTTTACTAAATTCATAATCATTACCTTTTATTTATTTATATAAAATTGGTGCGCCCTTCAGGATTCGAACCTGAGACCCTCGGCTTAGAAGGCCGATGCTCTATCCAGCTGAGCTAAGAGCGCGTTAAGCTATTTTACCATACCTTTAAGATTATCTATATCATTCAGCATAGACATATATTCTTCGTCCAGCTTTGCTGCAGAATCTTTAGGATGTGGATGATATACTTCATCATCAATATCATCAATTATTGAATCCTCAATATCATCAAAATCAACAATGTCATCATCAGCTACTTCAAGTTTTTGATTATGTATAAGTTCTTCAAAAATATGCCACACCTTTTCAAAGCGTAGTTCAGTGATAGATTTTAAACCTAATAGTTGGTTTTGTATATTATCGCAATCCTCAGCGTTTAAATCCAAATTATCAGTATTATGATAAATCAAATCAATATCTTCGCATGTACTCCATGCAACCATGATGGCTTGTTCTAAATCAAATCGATCGTACTTAGATAAAGTCATATTGTACTCCTGCTTCTTCAAATAACATTTTAGTTAATTTATTAGATTGTACCCATCGTTCTGGCATAGAATCATCAATCTCTTTAGTTACAACACGTTTAATACCAACTTGTATAATACCCTTAGCGCATTCTGAACAAACTGGTAGTCCATGTATGTATAACGTAGCTCCATCAAGAGAAGTTCCATTATACGTTGCATTATATATACAGTTCATTTCAGCGTGTACTACACGTTCATACTTAGTTACTCGGTTTATATATGTAGATTCGTCATCAGCAATACCACGTGGAAACCCATTATAACCTTGCGCTAACACTTGCCCTTTATTTCCTACAGCAACTGATCCTATTTTACGCGATGGATCTTTTGACCATTCGGCAATATGAGCAGCTAACTCAATATAACGTTTATCCCATTTATATGATTTTGAAATATCCCAACTCATTATTTCACCAAATCAAAGTGTTTTTCATATACGTGAAGATTTTGGACTTGCCAATGCATATCACCAACATCAATAGAAAGATCGTTTGCTAAGTTACGAAGAACATAGTCTTGCCAAGCATAATCATTTCGATATCCAAAGATAACATCATTAGAACGCATTTGAACAACACAATGTAAAGCATTATCACGAATATAATATGTGACTGCGTTGGTACAGATAAAATCATTCTTACCATTTTCGCAATACTCAATCCAAATAGATGGACGAGTATAGATCATTGAAGCTCTACGAGAATCAGGATTATTGGTCAACTCACAAAGAACTTGATCATACTGAGTATGATACTTAGCACTATAGATTAGATGACCATAATTCGAATTAATTTCGCCATGAGCATTTGCAGTCATTAACCATGCAGCTGGAACTTCTCGATAATCATCGTATATGTCATTTACATTTGTAGATTCTGAATCATACCATTCAAGTTCAGTTTCAATGTAATCACGATTTGGAGTGCCAAATATAGCATCTTCATTTGCGATAAACGATGCACCAATTAACTCAATAGTCTTACTACCATTACGATCAGTAGTATAGTTTTCATTTGCGAGTTCTTTAATAAAATGGTTTCTAATATCTGCTATGTTCATTTGCTATACCTATCGTCTACTTCAGGATGTTCGATTGCATGAGTCATAAGAATCATGATTTGAGTTGCGGCATGAGCTAAGTGAGACATACCAGATTCAGGATCTATATCTTCACCACTATGCCACGAGTTTAAATGACGCTGTACAGATGAATATGTTCTGATCCAGCTTGTTGAATCACCATCGATTCGCCAATTATTAACACCATACTTTTCAGCACCAAAGCCTAGAACATCAGCTACTTGAGCTAATGCTTCAGGCGGGACTAAGCCAAATGGAGTTTTGTTTTCATCGAATTTTGCCAATTGTAATCACCTGTATCTTTATTTTTTAATATGAGTATATTATATCATACTTTTAGTGTTTTGTAAACGTTTATTTTCATTTATTTTAAAATAATTTAATACACTCGCCATCTGTGACTGCGGCGTTATGATTGTAATACGAAGTCTTAGATTCTGCGTACTTAGATCGTCTTGAGTAGAATTTAAAGGTCTTAGGTTCAATGATAAGCCTAGGTGTTACCACATAGTAATTATCTTCTTCAACGTAATTAGCAGTAACTAGATAATCAAACGCCTGATGTTCGATATTCCTTACCATAGTCTCGACTTTCTTTGGATAGAATGTGTACCATTGTTCTTTGTGTAATTTAACTTCTATTCGGTTTTTAAGCTTTAGGCTGCTCCATACGTCCCACGCATATGTATCCCTAGTCTTATGATCAAATACTTGTTCATTTAAACGACCACATAACATAGCAACTCCAACTTCGCAAATAACTCCGCTTAAAGTGTCTATGTAGATTTTTTCATCAGTTCTAGTATCATAAGTTTTATCTTTATTTGATATAATACCATCAGCCATCCACTTAGTTCTACGAACTACAACACCCTTATCGATAATGACAGAATGTTGTAGTAGTTCTTTCAATTGGTCTTTCATAATTTAACCTTCGTAAATGATACCCTGTTCATTAAGAGCTTTTCGATTTAGCATATGATGTTCATTGGTAAGATCTTTATTACCACCATAATATGGAACTGCATGGTGATTATCAACCATCAATTGATTAACAGATTTTTCTTCGCCTTCAATAAAGATTTCACCAAGAATTCTACCAAACTTACCTTTCTCATGAGAGATCAAAGTAACTTTGTCTTCAACTGATTGAATCAAATCCTGTAAAAAGTACTTAGACTCTTTACCATAAAACTTTTCTTCAAGATCACGAGTTCGAGATTCTGGAGTATCAATGGCCATCATACGAACACGTTGCTTCTTGTAGACCATACCAAAACCAAGATCGATATCGACATCAATAGTATCACCATCAACAACTCTTGTTACGTGTGCTTTATATGTATACATTACGAAATCACCGCTTTAATCCAATCAACATCAATAATTGCAGCAGGTTCGCCTTCATAATCAACAGCCATAGCTTTATTCCAATCAAGAAATACTCTTTGACCTGATTCAACTTCATCAATAGCCAATGGTCCAACAGACAAAACTAAACCTGGCTTAGATCCTTTGGTTGTGTCAGCTGTAAGAATAATACCACCGGCTGTTGTTTGTTCTTTTACTACAGCCGTTACTAGAACTTGACTGCCTAACATTTTAATACCCATCTTTTTCTCCTATATATTATTTCGAAAGACAAAATCAATTGCCCTTTCAGCTTCTTTAGTCATATCGCGCTTACCATACCAACCACCGGTTTCATTGTCCAAGTCTGAACAAACCCAAGCAACTTCTTTAGCAGAGATTGGATAACCTCGAGCCATTGCATTGCCAGCAGTTGATACCATAATCTTATACATCTGTAAATACCAACCTGAGTTAGTAATACGTTTGTAGTCTTCTACCTGTTTTTTATTTACAAAAGGACAGTCTTTATATCCAGTCCATGAAAAGTTAGTGTTCTTGAGTTGATTTTTTCTGTGTTCGACGAGTCCATTTCGAATAGATTCTGGTAACTTATCGAAAAACGATTCATTGGATACAACATATCGGTGCTGTTCCATAAGTTGGTTTGCATCCATGGTGACCCCATCATGAGTGAATATAAAGTTGTAGGCATCTTTATATCTTGAAGGGACGTAGTACATTCTACTAAGGTCTTTTGTTTGTGCATCTGCAATGTCTCCTATTTCTTTGTTTAAAGCAAACCAAAAATGTTTGATCTTATCAGCTGGTACTGATTGAGTCAATGGAAATACTAATCTAAATTTTGGATGTGTCTTTGTTGAACTTGCTGTTGAATAGCAAACGTATTTATATTTTGCGTATTTTTCATGAATATCTTCAATAGATCCTTCATAGTCATCAACATCTACAATGCCGAAACCACCCCAGCTAACAACATTAGCATTAGCTCGAGTGGTTTCGGTCTTATATGTAGCAGGTGATATTAAAGGAGCATCAGTTTTCTTTTGATACTTATCACCACTTGCTAATTTGTACAAAACCTTTTCAAAATCATCAAAGGAATCATAATCAACTCTCTTAGATGTTTTGTTATCGTATATACTATCAAATATTGTCAAAGATATCATGCGCTACTCATATTATAAATTTACTAAAAGACCATGGTTACCAGTGTGGTCAGGAGCTTTCCAGCCCTCAGGTTTAATTAAATCTGGAAGACCTAATGGATTTGGACGAGATTCTTTTACACCAACTTCTTTTGCCATGTTAGCTTTGTGTACATTATACCAAGCTTCATCAGCATCAATACCCATGACATCCAAGGTACCAATTGCTACTACGCATAGATCAATAAGACCATCAACGATTTCTTCAGCATCCTTCTCACCAGTAGCTTTGAATGTTTCATCAAACTCTTCTTTAAGGAACGCTACACGGAATTGAAGTAGTTGTTCTAGTTTTTCAGGATTAGCTTTAACCCATTCATGTACACCATATTTAGCGTGCATGGCTTTAATATCTTTTACCCAGTTCATACAATAATACCTTGTGGTTGTGTAATTTGGATAACACTAGTAGCAGATTTGTATTGCTCTAGTACTTCGTCAATTGGATCAACTGCAAATAGAATATGTTCTGATTTGATAGTTAGTCCATTTTCAGCCTTTGTGTATGGAACATAAGGCATAAAGCCTAGTTTACCTTCTTCAGCTGCATATAACGCTACAGGCTTTTCAAACGTAACTGAGTCCTGCGAAGAGCTAGTAATAGTTACGATGATTTCTTCACCTGAAGTAAGTCTTAATAATTTAATTGTCATTTGTATCTCCTTTCATAATAGTTATATTATATCATAGTTTTGGTTGAATGTAAAGGTTTATTTTAAAAGAATTCATCAAGCGTTGCTATGTCTTTTGAGTTCCAACCAACAGCTTGAAGTATTGGATCAATAACACCTAAGAATGTTTTATCAAACTGAGTGTCATAATCAATGTAGCGATGTAGACCAAACTCTTCAGGCAAATAATCAAGAAAGGATACTACATTTTCCTTTATGTGATTAGGTGTTCGAAGGTAGATAAACTTAATCTTTTCACCATTTTGGATCTTGTTATATTGCTTAGTAAGCGATTTGTCTACAAGTAATTTGTTATACATGATACTACCACGAGCATGAATTGGTGTACCTTTTTTGTATATTGTTTGATTATCCATATAGTTAGTAAGGTTAGTTATACCTCGTGGAAAGGCAATCTCATCAGGTGGCAGAGTTTTAAAGTACGTTCTAAAGGTTTCAATATCTTGTTGAACCTTTAATTCAGAACCACTGATTATTGTCCTAAACATTTGCTTAAGAGCTGTACGACATGGAGCTGGTGTAGAAGACTTAATAGCTTCAATACCCATAATTTTAAGCTTTGGTTCAGCATATCGAACACCTTCATTATCAAGAACGTTTAGGATATACCTTTTCTTTGCTGTCCAGATACCACGATCAGCAATTGCTTCACGTTTCATGACCATTCTGTTTTCGATACCACCCATGACTTTAAACAAATCAGCATAGCTTTCTTCAAGAACAGTTTCAAGCTTTTCCTTACAAACAGTATCGATAAATTCCAATGGATTCTTAGGACTAACAGCTTTAACAAGATCATCGAGTACTACGTAAACAGAATCTGTATCGATAGCAATAACATAGTCTTTTTTGGTTTTAAGAATCTTATTGAGATATTCGTTGATAGCCTTTTCAGCCCAGCGAATAGTAAGCTGACCAGATAGAGTAATACCTTCAGCAATACGTTGATCAAAGAATCTAAAGTATTTGTTACCAAGTGCGCCATAAAGACTGTTTAGAAGAATCTTAATAGACATTTGTTGATTTTCAGCGATGTTAATATCGCGTTGAACTCGATACAATTCTTGTTTGTTGTTTTTGTCAACCTTTTCAAGTTCCTTTTGACCATTGATCATTGCGCGTTTGATTACAACACGTTCACTATACATTTCATCAATAATTTTTGGTAGGATACCTTGTGCATCAGTAGTAAAATACTGACCAGATGCTGAAGCACATTCATTAGCTTCAAGCTTAGGTTTAACATCGCCACTTAGAAGACTATCAACAGTAACATTAGCAACTTTACCATTGATAATAGTTTCAGGAGACATGTTATTTTGCATAATGATTGATGGATACAGTGAGTTCAAATCAAAAGAAACAACCCATTCGTGCATTCCAACATGTGGATCTTTTACAAAGCCACCTGGATATGGCGATTTAAACTTTTCTTCGCCGAATGGAACGATGACGTTATTTGCATGTAGATTACGAAAGATAATAGAATCCCATATGGCAGTTGTACCCATGACATCGCCATAGTTAACACCACCACGATAAGCCATAGTAAGAGCTAATGTAATAAGACCCATCTTATCTTCGAAACGATCTACCAAGTCTACGTCTTTAATATTGTAGTCAATAAACTTTTGATGATCGTGTATGTAAAGAGTATGAAGGTTACCATGTTCTTCATAAGAAAGCTTACGTTCTCCAAGTACTACGTGAGCAATATTGTCAAGCTTGTATGATTCTTGTGGACCATATGAGTAACCAAATTTACGAAATAGATCAAGGTAATCCATTTGAGCGATACCTTGAATTTCATAAGCGCACTGTTTACGCTGCATTGTATTGACATCACGACGATCGATCAAACCCCAGGGAGATAATCTACGAACGAACTCTTCACCATGGATTTTAATGATACGATTAACAAGGTATGGAATATCAAAGAATCGTGAATTCCAACCAGTAATAACATCTGGGCATTGAGATGGTAAAGACCAATGAGCAATGAATTTTAATAGGAGTTCTGATTCGGTCATACACTTTTCGTATACTACACGATTTTCTGTCATGTATGTTTTTTCTACGTCATAGTCTTTAAGACCCCAGACGTAAAAGGTCTTATCGATATTGTTTTTCATACAGATTGCTGTTACTTCATGAGCAGCATGTTCTGGTTCAGGAAAGCCAGCATCTGATTGTACTTCAATATCAATTGTTGTTACGTTAATAAGGTTACGATCAAACTTAATATTGCCAGGGAATGCTTCATTAATATATGCTGGAATATGTTTGTTGTTACCGTAAATATGTCGGCCTGCAGTATGTTGGTTTGACGCAAGCCAATCTTTAGCTTCACGCATATCTTCAAATTTGATAGGCGCAACTTTAGTTCCATCTAATGCTTTAAATGGTGTAGGATTAGGTGTATTGACATAGAATGTCGGTTTGTACTTAATTTTTGTTTGAATTTTTTTGCCGTTACTGTAACCTCTATAGAGAAGATTATTGCCATAACGTGAGATAGATGTGTAAAATTTCATAGTATAACCATATCGAATAATAGAGTATATTATATCATAGTTTGGACATAATGTAAAGGTTTATTTTTAAAAAGTTGGGAAGGATTACTCCCTCCCGTCTTCTTTAAAGTGACTTAGTATGAACTCGCAGCTACCATCATAATAAACGGAGATAAACATAATATCCCAGCTATTAGTAAAGTTGCTTCGAATCCAGATCTAATGTCATGCTTGTGCTTACGTATGTAACCCATAGTCTGACTCCAGTAGATAGTTTATTACAACCCACTGGGTTTTCGCTGCTCACCGGAATTACTCATTGAGTAAACCCTTCTTCGTTGATGTCCCAGTAGATCCGATTTCGATCTTCCGAGGACGCCTCTCTTCTGGAACTTCAACTCTGGCGTTAACCACAAGTATCCCATTCACAAGATCAGCCCCATCTATTACAACAAATTCAGAGAGTCGGAAGGACTTCTCGAACTTGCGGGATGATATACCTTTGTGCGCGTATTCACGATCGTCATTAACAAATTTATCGCCTTTAACTAAAAGAATGCCATCCTTTACTTCGATGCTAATGTCATCATTAGTAAATCCAGCAACAGCTAATTCAATAATGAAATGTTCATTATCGATTTTTACAACGTTGTGGGGTGGATAATTGTCTTGTGATCTTCCAGCAGAGTGGATTCTCTCAAGTTCATTTAGTATGGGCTCAAACCCAATAAATAGTGAACGCGGTACGTTCATAGTAGTATTTCTTACCATGTGTGTTTCCTCCTACATGTAGCAAGGTTAAAAAAATGGACCCGACCAATTCGGCATCCACTATTATTTATACGACATTTTATATTCGTTTAAATAAATTCTTTGGTACTTTAATATTTTACTTCTTTATGTGGATAATTAACCAATCCATCTGTATTAGGTTCATAATCAACAGGAAATTCTGGTAGATTAACATAAGAAGGCTTTCCCCTGACAGCTTTGCCTTCAGAAACAATTCTATCATATTCAGCACCAAGTTTATCCATCCAGTCTATAGTGCCCCAATCTTGGTCTCTACGGTTGGCATAACAAACTATGCCGTCTAGACGCTGATCGTAAACATAAGTAGGGTAGATCTCATGCAGATGTCGCAAATCAATATTACCTTGGCTCCAAGCATATTTTAGGTTATTATACTGCATAGTATCTTCGCCTACTATTAATTCAGGATCAAATCTAAATTCTTCAGCGGCAGCTTTCTTAGAGTAAAACGTTAACCTTAAATGATGCTCCCAGTTATCAATATATTCATAGGCAAATGAGTATACTTTAGTATGAGCTTCATTTAGTCTTTTTGAGTATTCATCAAATACTGGAATATATGTACCCGCTAATGTATTCTGCCACCATTTATGATTGTGCATAAATGTTCTGTA